GTTCGCCATTACCTGCTTGATAATTAGTATACCCCATACCATTCCTACCGTTTCCGCCATTACCACCAGTAACTTTACACTCACAATCGGTCAACGAAGAGTTAACAAAGCCTATAGCATCGCCACCTCTAGTAGAAGTCTTATTAGATTCACGAAGACCTGAACAACCATCTCCGCCTTTAACAGTAGCCTTGCAGTTGGTGCATTCACAATACGAATACCCTATAGCATTTATGCCATCATCATGATATTCATCAGTTTTTATGTCAAAATCTTTCTTGTATTTATATCCACTTTCGCCTGTTACTATAACCTCACACTCTACACAGGCAAAGTTATAAAAGCCTACCAACTTATCTTTTGAATATCCTTCTACATTTAGAGTTACATTGCTTATCATGCTTCCTTTTTCATCTAATTTTGGAGCATATAAGCCTATAATTCCTTCAGCATTGGAACTAAGTTTATTTTTTATTATGGTTATAGACGGATAATTGCCATCTCGGTTTTTGATTCCTATAACCTTTTCAGTACCTATTATGTTGAAATCAATATCTTTATTCCAATTAAACTTTCCCTGCAAGTAAACGACCTTGTATCCAGTACCAAAACCTTTATAATTTACCCAGTCCTCAAACTCCCTTTGGCAACTTACTAGTTTAGTCGTTAGCATTTCTAAGGTAAGGTCTTTTTTGAATGCAAGCAACCTATCATTAAGATATCCTATATTGATGACATATTCAAGAGGAGGCGGTGCATCTTTACCTATACGATCGTCATCTTCATAAACACGAACAGTTTTTGGAACTTTTACTCTAAAACACCCATAATCATCTCTTAAAGCTATACGATTCTCTTCGGCTAAAGTAGTTGCTCCATGAGCATCGTTTTTAATAAGATGTCCATTCAACGTTCCTAGAAGTTTTAAATCAAACTCATTACGTTCTTTTTCTTCATTTTTTATTGCATCTTTCAAATCGTTTATATCAGCATGGTTTCCCTCAATAAAACTATATGCTTCTCTTAATGCTGTTCCAACTTTTTCAAATGCTGTATCTATATAATCAAATTCTGTTATTAAAACGCTATTTGAATACAAATTATCATATTGTAATTTTATAATCCAACCCTTACCATCTTTGGTTGTACGTTTAATATGAATATGTTCGCCTCTTAGTTGATGTTCAAGGATTTTTTCAAAATCTTTTGTATCTTCTGCCAAAAATATATTATCTCTATCAACTACTCCATATTTTAATTTACCATCATTCCTATGTATTGTGCGATACATTTCATTAAACTCAGCATTACTTAATAGTGAATAAGTTCTTGTATGGTCTGCAGTCCATCTGTAGTTATAATGTTCTGCTTTAAAAGCATTTTTCTCTTCAAAAGCATCCCAATCCTTTTTATTTTTTTCTATAGTTTCTACTTCTTTTTTTCTTTTTTCTACATCTCCAGTTACAAATCTAAATCTTAAGTCTTTGACTTCATAAGGACATTTAGGTATACCATACTTCCAATCTGTTTCTTTACATTTTTTTAGATTCTCATTAAGTCTTTCAGGATAGTTTTCATCTGTAGATTCTTTTATTCCTTCCCAGTACTGAGTTGCTGTAACAAAATGGATATCTTCTTTTCTAATAACTTCCATATAGGTACTACGCTCTGCATCCATTCCAAAACAAGTTAATACCTCAGCTATTTTAATTCTACGTCTCCACACAGGGTCTTCAGGTGGAGTCTCTTTAGCTTTAGCATCAAGGATGTTATCAACGCAATCACCAGCGTAAGTATAGAGTTTTATTGTTGGGGTTTGTTTTTTTGGAACGTTTTTCACAGATGTACCATCTTCTGGGTTTGCACTTATTCTCCACTGCATATCATAGCTAGTCCATCTATGATTTTTCTTTTTTATGCCATAATCATCATCAACTTCTTCAACTTTCCCATCACCTATATATACAGAAACTATTCTGAATAATCTATCTTCTTTCGGTGGTAACATACCATTATAAAGCTCGTAAAACTTTTGAGTTGCATACCTAGAAGTTCCATCATAATCCAAGTCTACCATGATATCTTTGCCTTCTTCGTCTTTGCCATTACTTATGAACAATCCGCTTTCTTTGCTAAAGGCAACTATAGGTAAAAGTCTTAAACAAGTTCCTTCTTCGTCGCTAGCTTGTTCCAAACCACCACCTATCACAAAATCTTGAGGATTTTTCTCAAAGGCGACAACTCGATGGTAATATCTCCATAAAGGAGTTACTTGGGTAGTTGTATCTGCATAATCCTTAATATCAGGCTTATGTCCTGCTATGAGATAACTTGTAAATACGTCTAAGTGATTCAAAAAGCTAGTTATACCACTATCAACATCATCAGTCTTTGCGATCTCATAATCATTAAATTTAACAGTTTCAATATTTTTTAAATTAGTTTTCATAAATAAAAACCCTCCAAATCTTTATTTATGGACAGCATGGTTGTTATTATAACATAGATTATAAATTATTACAAAGTGTTAAAATGATAATGAATTGCTAAAATATTATGTCTATTCATTCTTTTGAAGTAAATGCAACTTGGAAAGGTGCATACTTTTTTTCTCTGAATATAATATTTTTGTTATTTTTTATGAAATCAATATTAATTTCATATACACTGAAAAGATTATTTTTTAGTATATTGGAAAATTTTAAATCCTCTAAAGCAATATATATCATATCATCACTAATACGTGCAGGATTTTCTTTTGGATAATTATGAAAATCTTCTAATACTTTCTCTTTTGTACAAGATTTATTCTGTAATATTATATCAATAACTGTTGCAATTGTTTCAAGTTTCAAATTATCTTTAACAGAATTTACAAAATTTAAAGCACAAGATAAATAAACTTCTAGGGCTCTCAATTTTATTTCAACTTGTCTACTTACTATATTTTTATAAGCTATTTCCTCTGCTTCATTAGTATCCGCATTATAATAGCTTTGAAACTCTTGTATTTGTTTCATTAAAATATCAATCGAATGTGAATAAGGTCCAAATTTATATGCATTAAACTTAAAATATTCTATTCCAGAAAATAAGTTGAAGAAAAATGCTGTTTTTTGAATTCTTAGCTTATTGAAAACATTTAATTTTGACTTTGTTCTCATTATTAACAAATGAGATACATTCAATTTAGGTAATTTAACTGGAGAGCTTTTATAATATTTAGATGGTTCATATATCTTAATTAAGATATCATCACTTATGGGATATAAATGTTTTTCTAGCATAGATTTTATTACTTGCCAATCTAGTCCTCCATTACTACATCCTAACGGAGGTATCGCTATTGATTTTATACAGTAATTAGGTATTTTAGATAATAAATCAATCAATCCTTTTTCTATATATCCATATTGTGATGGTTTTCTCCACTCATTTTTTGTAGGAAAATTAGCAATAAGTTTGTTATTTTCTTCAAAAATAAAAACATTGCCTATACCTATAGATTTATCTTTGCAAGCTTTGATATAAGCTTGTTCGTTTAATGGATATTTTAACTTAAACTGATAGGCTATCCCTTTACCCATATACCCTTCAAGGTTTACAGTATTAACTAAACATTGAGACTTATCATTAATAATATCACCCACTACATATTCAATCATATCTAAATAAAACAAGAGTTTTTGACATCTATAAATCCAGCATATGAATATTTCACTTTTAATTCATATACGATTTTATATGTGTTTTCATCAGGAACAATTATTGAATGAATTAAGGGTAAAGGAACAATATTAGGGGAAAGACATTCAGCCATACAAACATTTTTACATTCATGATCTTCATAACTACGTTTGTCCATTAGTTCCCAATTTATTTTTTCAATACCTTCATCATAACTAAAAAGTTCTATTCTATCACTATTATACAATGGATGCTTAGGTAAAATCAAAAAATTGTTCTTTTTTGCATTTTCTCTCAAAACTGATAGATAAACAAATTTCTCTTGAGATACTTCCATAACAGCACCAGCAAAAGGATTTTTCATAAAAAAATGGAATGGAACATAGTTATCTAGTCTTGCAAGTTTTCTTTTTTTTAGTATTTCTTGATCAGCTATATCAATAGTAGGTGACATCATTTATCTCGGCAACAGACCATGTAAAAATATACTCTCCAGATTTTTTAACGCTGTGAGATGTACAATAGTTTTTCTATCCTTTTATTGATAAAGACATATACGCTCCTTAGTATCGGAAATATTCTCACAATAAAATACTATAATTCACTTTATTTGATTTATTCGATTTATTTTTGAATTGTTCAAATGTTGTAACTTCAGCTAGCAATAACGTCCCTTGAAGAAAGTATACATCTTTATTTAATAACTTGCTAGCTTATATTTATCTTGTATTTTCATTCTAAATAAAAAACTATTTTCATCAGGATTATCTACACCATTTTGTTTATATTCTTCTCTCACTGCTTCTACAGCATTGTCCCATTCTTCTTCTTTTCCATTTATTTTAGCTACTGTAGCATCAAAAGAAATAGTATCCCATTTTATCCATGTTCCTCTACAATGTGGATGCATAGTCCCAATGCCTATAACTCCATTTTTAGCATTACTTTCTTTTCCCTCCCATAATGCTATACTTGCATAATCATCAACTATTTTATCGTCTACAAGAGGAGCTTTTACCCATAAAGCAATTGTACCATGTATGCCCTTGCATATAGGACAAGCGTCTCCCATCTCATATCTTTGAAAATATACTTTCTCTCCTTCTTCTGCATGTTGGACATCTTCTAATACACTTGCAAGATTAGAAATGTTTACACTTTCTGTTTCTACTATTCGCTTCCAATTTCGATTATGCTGTCCTAACTTATCAAATAAATCTTGAGATATCTGAGCTTTTGATTTTCTATTTTTTATTCCATCTAAAAATATTCCCTTTATATCAGAACGTACATCTTCATTTACCTTTGTTATTAGATTTGTAGCATAATCCTCACATACTTGATAACGAGCCATCTCTTTACGTGTTACAGGCTCTCCCAATATGTTATTGAGATTTTTATATTCGTCTCTTATCCAGTCAAACGTTTTTTCTTTAAACCTTAAATTATCAAGGCTGAGTTCCTGCATCCTTTTAGTAGTACTGTATCTTGCAATACGTTTTAATATTTTTGATATCGCCACGCTATCTAGTGTTATATGCTTTGATACATCTTTTGTATTTTGATTAAGAAATGCCTCAATAACTTTTATGAAAGCATCAAAATCTTTTTTATCTATTGGTTTACCTGTATCTACGTTATATAATATTTTACCATTGAACATTAAGGGGGTAATATTATTTATTCCATTTGCTTTCTGAATTATAAAGTTGTTTGATTTTTTAGTACTTTCAATACTTATAGCTGGTAAATCAAAAATATTTACAATTGACAAATACAATTCATCTAGGAGTTTTTTATAAAATGAAGTCCAATAATTTAACAGTTCCTCTTGAATAGGATATATACATTTTGATTTTGATTTCTCTACAGTTTCTACACCTACAGGTAATTGTAATTGCTGTGCAACAGCCTTTATTGCCTTTGTAAATTTATCATATCTATTTTCCTTTGTTACGTTATTTATTTCTAAAATAATGTTAGGGTATCTCTTGATATTTTCCGATGTATTGGGTAGAGTATGGTCAGTAACACTTCGGTTATTGTAGCTTGCTATGTTGGGTAATGATGACTGGAATGACGACGTGATACACTTCAATATCTGTCTGAGGCTTGCCATTCTTTTATTAGAGTGTTGATGTAGCAATCCGTCATCCATAGCATTGTCTTTATTGAGGCTATTTCCTTGAGGCTTTCTCTTATTAAAGAGAAAGGAGATAGCTTTTTTTATCACAGAAATTAATCTATTGCTTTTATTTTGATTTTCTGTTACACTACTGTCGGTTGCATGGTAATCCGTTGTAGAAATACTTTGGAGCATGCTAGCATCTTGCCGAGAAAGAGGTGCATTAAGCCCTAATTTTGTTAGGGCTTTTTTTATTATAGAAATATATTTTTTAGTATCTGGCTTAATTTTAGAAATAATTACGCTTATTGTTTCTTTCTTACCGTTGATTATTGCCTGTCCTAATATTTCATAGTAGACTAATCCTTGCTTGTCGTCTGACCTAACTGTATAAACGATTCCTTTATTCTTTCCCTCTAGTATTTCTTTTGCAAAAGGTAAAAGACTGGCACGTTCCATTAAATCTGACTTTTTACATGGTATATTTTTCCCTTTTACACTCAAGTGTTTAATACTAATATCATCAAATCCTATTTTTGTATAATTTAATGCTGGACATTCTCTTTTTTTAGGATTTTCTTGCCAATCTTTTTTCCATTGTTGTAAAAACTGTTCCCCAACTCTTTTTGCATTTTCAGGTGTTACTTTTAATGGCTGTGAACTACATACTGCGACCTTATCTTCTATGCTTTTCTTATCTTCCTCATATTTGTAATACCATTTGCCATTAACAAATTCTTTTGAGATATATTTATGTAGTTTTGATTTCTCTAGTATTCCATCACCATTTATATCAATAGCTATATTTAAAGCTAGCGATAAAGCTTTGCTAAGATTAACTAATTTCTCTTTTTTGTTTTCTTCAGTTATGTTTCTTATAACTATTTCCACAATTTTTAATTCCTTATAAAATTAGAGGTTGTAAACTAATACTGACTACCACATTAAGTATATTTTAATTTTTATTGACATGAAAATCAATTATTGATACATTTCCTAGTCAACAGTAGATTTATTTTTTACATACTAACCTAATGAACAAAATTTAACAAGGAGACTATTATACTTTCGATTTTAGATGCTTATAATAAGATTGAACTTTTATTAAAAAGACTTTATCTATGTACAGAAAAAGAAGAAATAGACGCACTTTTTGAAGAAAACGGTATTACCAATTATACGGAAAGAAGTACATTATTAAGGGCATCTCTAAAAACTGTATTTTGATGTAAAATACAGACAATTTTATTGATATTTTTATTAATTAAGATTTTTTGAATGTTTTTTGAAATATCTAAGGTTTAATATTTGGTGTATGGTAAGGGAATTACCCCCTTACCACACCATCTTCGGTGTGATTTATCCTTTCAATAAGCATAATCTATGCATATTGTATACAAGATTAGTGATACTGATATTAAATGTCGCCCGTTGTTTTCCTAGCTAATATGTTGTCCATTCATAGAATTAGTCATAAACCCAAAAATATGTTCTATCCTACATCGTATACTCGATTTTATTTTATTTCCTAACTTTTGTAATTCTGTTAGTGGTTTTCCTCTATAGCCTTTTTCGCAAAATACCTTTTCTACACTTTCACAAATATCTTTTTCTTTACCCTTATAGGCAGAGTCTGCATAAACAACCTTGTCTCCATCTTTTACTAATTTTGAAATCTCATTATTATCATGTACAGAAGCCGATGTTACAGTGTAATCTAAAATAATTTTGCTTTTTGCATCTGCTTTCACATGATCTTTATAGCCATAATACCTAACACCATTTTTAATTGTCCACCTCGCATCTACATCTTTTTGTGCTACTTTATGCTTTGTTTTATCATCTTTTTCATCCCAACCTTCAGGGGTTTTACCATTTTTTATATCATTATTTTCATCCCTGCTATTTCTCATGTATTTGGTGCTTCTACAAATGTAGCATCTACAATAACTCCTTCATGTTTTATTAGCCCAGCTTTCTCAATCTCTTTATTAAACACATCAATAGGAACAGGTTGACCATCAATGGCAATTGTTGTTGGGTCAGCAATAGAAAGTCCCTGCGCAACACAACGCATTCCATCAATAGCTGTTTGGGTTATAGTTTGCACTGTCGTTAAATACTGCTTTTTTAGCTCATCGTTTGATGTTTTTATTTTTGCTTCAATTTCATTACGTTTTGATTTAAACTTCTCTTTGATAAGAGGAACTGCAATAGATTTAATTGCCCATGCACCTGCTACTATTCCTGCTATTGCTATTGCGGTTTTCGATATTTCTGCACCGGTCATTTGTTTCGTTACCTCCGGGATAATATCCTTAACAAAAGATATAACAGCCTCTGTACATCAGGGTTTTATATAAACCTTAATTTCCAGAGCCCTCTTTTCTTCAGGCGTTAAAGATTTTGTTGAATTTTGTCCGTATTTCTGTATTTTGTAAATACGATAAACTTTTTCTTGATATTCTGCTAAAGCTGTTATCAACGACCCTGTTAGAGATGATTCAAAATTATCTCCCTGTATTTTAAAGGAAACAGACACTTGTTTTGCAGTAACAGCTGTCGTCTTTATATATTCCTCATCATCTATTTTTTCTAGAAACTTAATAAAATCATCCTCAGTCGCTATGAGAATTGAATGCTGGATACTCTTTGACATATTCCCTCTTTTGGTTTATCTATTAAATCTTTTTTCATATACTACCTCCATATATTTTTTATTTCTGGACTGTAAACTATTAGTTAAATTAAGATATAACTTCGAATTATTATTATACTCTTGTCTCCAAAAAATTAATATCTGGATACTTCCATAACAACATTTTTATTTTTAACTTGTATACCGCTGTCTTAAATCCTTTTACATCTTCAATTATACGCTTACCATCTCTTGTATATGCAAAATCTGCTATATAGTATGTAGCTCTATCACCTTTCTTTAATTTAGGAATAAGCAAGAATTTCGGTTGTAATTCTAAATCACTTATTTTTCCACACTTTTCTAGCATTTTTAATTCATCATATCTTGTCATTTCTGCTTTGTTTGCAAATGTAATACCATCTCTCACTCGATTGTCTTTGCTTGACACATGATATTTGCTGTGTCTTTTTTTTGTAGGTATGTTAAATATTTCTGCCCAAGTCATTTTTTCAACGCTCCTTAATATATATATATAAAATACTAAAACTCTTAATAAATCATCACCACGCCATGCCTCGTGTGTTTGGTAGCATTTTATGGATATATAATTAAATTGTAATTCTTATTGATTTTGTCATCATGTCCCAACTAACTTTTTCATTATCATCTTTTTCTTCTTCATTCTTTTCATTGTCTGATTCATCTAAACCATTATTTTCTTCACTAACGTTTTCTTTTGTTTCTTCAATTTGGTTTTCTCCTTCCATCATTCCTCCCATATCTCCCATTCCATCACTTCCCATATCATTACCCCCTTGTTGCACACCTTGCCATGACTGTATTACCTGAGGATTCATTGGTAAATCTGCGGGGTTTTTTACTTCATTAAAATCGATTGCTTTAAGCCCTTTTTCTTCTCTTTTTTCATTCAAAGTTTTATAGCTCGCCACCTCTTCCTTATCCATATCCAAAATGACTTTTGGGTCATCTCTTTCATAACCTACAAACTCAAATTCATATTCTGGATTTTTATATTTTAGAATTGTATTAAAATGTTTTTGTAAGAATGAAAGCATATCACCTAAAACAAGGCTTTTGCTCGTTTCAATTTTGGGACTTACATTGTTTCCAATTAAAGGAGCTGATTTTTGAGAATGTAAACCTAAATCTTCCATACTGAGTCCAAAAAGTCCTACAATACCTGATAATTGTAAATCAAACCATGATTGAAACTCCATCTCTCTGTTAGTTCCATGTAGGTTAACCCATTCTATACGTTTACTATCTCCACCACTATCTGCTTTTCCTGAGGGGATTATAGGAACTTTCCACTGTGATGATGGAGAGCCTGACATCATGTTTATTAAGTAATCTTCCATCTCATCAATTTGATCTTGATCTGCATCTCCATGCAATAATAAAAATCCTCTAGGTATTTTATTCTCTGTAAAGAAGCCAGCATTATAAATAAATGTGTTTATTGATGATGTTACAAGGTCTATTGCCTGTTCTACTATAGAATACCCATAACCTGACCTTTCAATGTCTGTTCTAGGATTCATACAGTCAAAAATAAAATCATTTTTTGTATAAAAAGCATAAGGAATATTGTTAATTACTTGCACAAAGCTAAAGCCTGTAGCATCAACACTACCAGGAAGTACAATCTCTATAGTTGCAGGGTCTACAGCCCAAAAAGCACAAACATCTCCACCTTTTGTGCGTTGTATTTCACTTGCAACTTGATCAAGCTGACATATATCTCTTAATATCTTGGAAACATATTTATCTAAGTCATCTATACGATTGATATCTTCTACATCTCCAGTATTAAGAAAAAACTGTTCCAAATCTTGAACCTCTTTTATCTCCTTTGAACTCATTTTAACATTTGCACTTACATTTTTCTTTTTGATACAAAAGCCTCGAGTACTATTCTCAGTTAAAGGTTTTAGAAAAGGTCTAACCTTTTTTATTATGTTTGAAATGCATAAATTTAATATCCATGCTTTCTCAGATACACGCCTTAACGTTCTATAAGAGACACCTTTATAGTATGGTGGTATTGTATGTACAGTTCCCCACTGATTTGTATTAATAAAAAATGGGTCATGAAAAAGAGATTGTAAACCATCAGATATTTTTAAATCTTGCCCATTATACCCCATAATTGCATTGTTTCTATATTTTTCTCTTGCTACATACTCTTTAAGAGTTCTATCAACATTTATAACTTCATTTCTAATTTTTTTCATTTTTTTATTATATCCCCTAATAATTGTTATTTATTATCTCTATCAAACTTTCTATCTAAAGCTTGTAAACTTAAACCTCGACTATATTTTGGTTTTATATCATTCGATAAATTGGCATTTTGTTTTAATTTCCATTGCTCATAAAATCCTAACTTAGTTTTTTGTACGTTTTTTATTACTGCATAATTTGCTAATGCAAATGCCCAAAAGCTATCTGCATGTCCATCTTTATCTCTTGTAGAATCATATCTAAAACTCCCTCCACTAGTTGCTATTCGTTTGATTGAGTGTATTTGTTTTCTAAATCTTTCACTGTTATGTAGTAAAAATTCTTTCTTTTCCATTCCTGTCCTTACTTCTATTGCCAGTAATTCTTTAGATGCAGTATTAAAATCTACTCCTTCAATTTTACTACTACCAAACTCTTTTTGTAGTGTTTCTGTTGTATCTAATCCTTGACCTGTTCTATCAATTGCACAACGAGCTACAGGTAATAATTTCATTATTTTTCTTACCTGATCTCTTTGATACTCAAAAGTTTTATTTTTCATTTCAATTTCTGCTACTGCTATTTTTTTACCATCAGGTAAATGTCCTAATACAAAAATTACTGCTGCATCCCTAAATCGTGCCACATCATAACCCATAAACAAAAGTCCATGTTTTTCTACGCTATACCCCATACATAAACTATCTGTATCAGTAAATACTTGCACCTCTATTTCATTTTCCTCTTCTATACCCTCATCATTGTCTATATCAGCTCCTATGAGGACATTAACTCTGTCAGTACTTCTAAGTCCAGGAGTATTTTCAAATATTAAATCTAAAGTTATAAAACTTTCAGCTGAGTCTATAAATGTACACTCCATTTCTTGTTGAAAATCTTCCAAAAGCATTGAGTTAAATATTGTTTGAATACTATCAGATCCAAATATTTTTACTCTTTCTTCTGTTTCCATTTCAGGCGCTAGTTTTACGGCTTTTTTTACATCATTACATAATTCATTTGCAAACCACCAAGGTATTGTATAACGCCTATATTCTTTGTATTTCTCTTTATCCAAAAAAATATTATAAAATGTCCCTATTTTACCAAGTGGTGTAGAACCTATTTCTACACACCCTCCACGTGCTATTACAGGAAGTCCTGCTACATAAATTATTTTTGCTTTATTTTCAGGATAAATTGCCATCTCATCAAATACTATATCTCCTCCACGCCCTCGAGGTGGTCTACACGCTATTGAGATTAATCTACTTACAGTCTTTCCACTTTTATCTTTGAACTCCATTGATGTTTTTGTTGCAGATGCTAATTCTTTTTTGTACTTAGACGGAATTGACTCGTAAAACATTTTTGCATAAGTTATTTTCTCTTTTGCATCTTCTTCATTGTAGCTTACAAATTGTCTTACATAATTAGTTCGGTTTGGGTCTAATGCTTTTACTAAACCTTTCAAGGCTACAATAAACGAAAAACCAGTACGTCTACTTTTTAGAGTGATGGAATATTTTGAGGTATCTTGTAAAAATCTCATCTGCCAAAAATCTAAATCTATTGCTTTTTCGTTAGTTTTTACAAATGCTTCTACGTAATTTAATCGTTCTACTGGACTAAATAATTTCATCTCAATTTTATCTCCATAATATCTAAAATACCCTAATAAATCTATAAAAAATATAGGATTTTATAGGATTTGTAAACCAATTATAACTCCTCTATTTTATTTTCAGGTTCTTCAATATATGCAATAGATTCATCTATTTTTGATTTAGCTTTTCTTGCTGTTAGTTTTACCTGTAATCCTTCTTTTATAATTTCTGCTGTAAGTTCTGCACTGTCTTCATCTCCATTTTGATTTAATAGTTTTTCATGGATTTTAAGGATATCATCCATAGCTTTATCTCTATTTGCAAAAACAAAAGTTCTTATTCCTTGCATTCCTTTATAGTCTATGCTATCTATTGCCATTCTTTGTGTTGGAGTTAAATCTTTCAAGTCTTTAAACTCTTCAACTTCGACTGTATAACTATCACCGTCTTTTGTATAAATCTCTTTTTCTTTTTTCTCCACGTAATCGCCAATATCAAAATGTACACGTGTTTTTTTAAGTTCCATTATTTTATAAAACTCTTCGTCAAGGTCTTTTTTTAACTTTGTATCAAATACATATTTTATTGCCTTTTGAACATGAGCTTTGTTTCGTATTTTGTAACCTGTTGTAACAGCTTGCTTATATCCTGCTTTAAATGCTGATTTTGCTTGACATTGAAATGCATCGCTTTCTGGATATGTATACCAAAACACAAATGCTTTTTCTTTGTCTGTAAGTTTTATTCCTCCTACATCAAAATTTCTTGTATCTAATACTTCTTTTTTTGTCTTTCCCATTATTATTCCTCTTCATCACATTCATGAATACTGTAACCTTCTACAATTCTTCCTTTTTCAGTTACTAAAGTTTTAATTTCTGGATCTACAGTTAATACAATATTATTTTTTGAAACGATGTATTTTATATATCTTTTACAATTTGAACACACTAACATTATTTTATAACCTCATTTTTGTTATTAGGAATAATTAATGGCAGTATAGATTGTGACTCATTTATTCCTAAAGATGCATTGGCTTTTGACGCATTTTTTTGGATTTCAATTCTTTTTATAATTTTTTTTATATCTGATTTTGTCAGGCTAACTTTCTGATGTATAAACTCTACATTTCCGTTCTGGAAATATAAAGTAACTTCTCCAAAAAATTTAGTTTCGTTTAAGAAATTTAAAAAACTATACAGTTCACTATTAGCATCTTCACTTTTAATTTTTATTTTAAGTTTTTGATTTTTGTTTGTTTCCATAACACCACCTCTTATCTAACGACATTCTAAAAGTAAGTTGGATTTAATAAATAAAAAAGTTTTCTCTGTATATCTAGTAGTTTTAATATTAATACTTTTGCTTTTTTTTGATTATCAGAATTATTCTCAGTATCATTAATGTCTACTTCTTTACATGTTCTTATTGCTTTAATGAATAAACAATTTTTCTTTATGTTAATTGATTTATTTATCATTTCTTCAATATCCTCAGATGAAAAACTGTCTAAACACCATTTTATTAAATCATTGTTTTCACATCTTAGATATAAGTGTTTTTTATATCTTTCAATGTAGGAATTAAAAATATAAAAATATCTACATTGACAAATAATTTCAATTTCTTCTGGTAATTTTAAAAGTTTAGTTATTTTTTCCATATAGCCTAAAAGCATAGTGTAAAGATAGCAAACATCAAGTTGATCTTCTTTGTTTAATTTATTAAAAAAATGTCTATCAAGTTCACTCATATAATTTTTTACAAGTTCAATAAAATCATTTTCATTTATGTGTTTTGTTTTTAATATCTCTTTTATTTCTTCTGGGTATCTCATAATGTTTTAGCTATATCTCCTCGTGTTTTATTTCTGTAACTATTCCAATTAAAATTTAGAATCAATCCTACTTCGGCAATTCTATCTCTTATAGTATTATTTCCTTGTATGTCAATGTTTTTACATAATGTATTAACATCAATATTTCCTAAGATAATAAGTGGTAACAAATTGTTATATCTTTTTCTTAAAATTACATTGAGCCACCTTATTCTTCCATCTGTATTTTTTACTTTGTCTATCTCATCAATGACAAGCATTTTAGTATTTGAATACTTACTAATAATTTCTCCAATTGCTCCTTCGCCTTTAGCTTGTGCATCTAATAATTCGCAAGATATATCATCAAACTCTTTATATATACCTCCAATGCGTTTTAATATTGCATGAGCTAGATGCGTTTTTCCTGTTCCATTATTGCCTAACATAAAAAGCCATCTGTTCGATGGATTAGCTACATAAGTTAAGATTTCTTTTACTGCAAAACGTTGATTTTGGTTTGTTATTACATAATTTTGAAAATTTGATTCTGCATATTTTTTTAGAAGTCCACTTGTACAACGAGATATTTTTTCTTGTTGTAAACGTCTTTTTTCTGCCTCTTCTTCACATATAGGACACCCTGAACTCTCTCCAGTTTTTACGTTTATTATGCACCCATAGCATTGTTTGTGAATTTCACAATATCCAGTTCCTTTTTCTAATCCAAAATCTAAAAGGATTTTTTCAAAGATATTAAAATCAGCTTTTGATAATTCATCTTTCTGTGTTTCCATAATATAAACTCACTATATGCTAGCAGTACATTTACATGTATTAGCCATAACTAAAGCATTATGCTGTTCTACAGGCATGCCAAAGAATCTTTCTAGTGCTTCATCAGAATAATCCATTTCTTTAACTACAGGTTCTCTTTTTTTATTTTCATATAGTTTTATTTTTTGTTTATTTCTGTATTCCCAAACTCTGATTGTAGCTCTCCAATCATACATATTACTTTTTCCTACATGCCAACCAACAGATTCATAAAAATCAAAAAAAACTTGTGCATCTATATTATTTTTTCTAAATCTACAGTAAGACTGTATTTCATTTATGCTAGGTTTAGTAAAAATATTTTTAGTTTGATTATTATTTTTTTTATCTACAAAGTGAGTTTTGTTTTTTGATTGTGAAGTATCAAAATTTTTAGTTTTGATTTTATTTTGAGCATTTTTTTTGTCTTCGCTAATATATATATAATGGTTATTAGATTCTTCTAATTTAGTTTTAAATTCAAGGTCATTTGATATATCATTCTGAATATCATAACTATTTGTATTGTCATTGTTAAAATAAAGCTCTCTACTAGATATATCATTGTTTTGTTGTATTTCATTTAAGTCAGTTAATATTTCACTATATATTTGTTGGTTAGTAAGTATATCTGATAAGATTACATCATCATTTACATCAACATCTACATTACCATTACCATTTACATTAAGGTTAGCATTCGGTTTTTCTGGGTTATTTTCGGTTTTCTTTGGTTTTTTAATATTGGTATCTGTAGCATCAACCTCCTTAACTTTATATTCTACTTCAAACTTTTTAACTTTGGGTGGACGCCCACCTTTTTTACCATTTTCAATATTTTTACTTCGTCTTTCTTTTGCACTATCAATTGCAAATTTAAATGTTTTCCACAACGCTTTTTCTAAAGGATTCAAGTTTTCTGGCTCTTTTCCATAAAGACCATACAGTGTTATACACTTATAAAATTTAAGTTGTGTTTTTTCATCCAAATCTTGTAACTGTTCATAAAATGTTTCATAAAATACAAAACTTTGTTTATTCATCTTTTTCTTCTCCTTGAAATATTTTTAATATTAAGATCATACTTATACTTGTAAGTATAGTTCCTAATACATAGCCAATAAGCCCGCTTAAAATAACAATTGAATTAGTTTCCATAAATTTTTATTCCTCCTTTTCTTCTTTTGCTATTTCTGCTTCTGCATCTATGCCACTTATTTCTTTGAAAACTTCGTTATCCCAATTTGGCAATTTTAGAAGTTTTTTGTGTTCTTCTTTGCTAGCTTCGTCCCATGCCTTTCTGAATGCTTCTTTGTATCTTAAGACTTTTAAAAAGCCCCCTTGTGTTTCAATTTCGTTTTTATGCTCGTCTTTTTCTTCTTCTGTTGCTTCATTTTTCCACACCCAAACTGTTAAGTCAAAATATAGGAATAATGGAAAGTCAATATCGTCTAATTTTACATCTGTAGGTTTATTAAACATTATAAGCTTTTCTTTTTTGGTATTGAAAAAGCCTGAGCTATAGTTACAAGCATTCCAACTTCCTGAGTTCCTATCACCTGAATTTCCATAACCTGAGTTCCCATCACCTGAGTTCCCATCACCTGAGTTCCTGTTACCTGAGTTCCTGTTACCTGAATTTCCATTACCTGAGTTCCTATCACCTGAGTTCCTATCACCTGAATTTCCATCACCTGTGTTCCCATAACCTGAGTTCCTGTTACCTGAATTCCCATCACCTGAGTTCCAATCACCTGAGTTCCAATCACCTGAGTTCCTATCACCTGTGTTCCCATAACCTGAGTTCCCATAACCTGAGTTCCTGTTACCTGAATTCCCATCACCTGAGTTCCTGTTACCTGAGTTCCTGTTACCTGAATTCTCTTCACCTGTGTTACCTACACCTGTATTTTGTTTAACAATCTGTTCTTTTTCATCACCTATTATTTCTCGTAAAATCAAAATTTTATTTGTGCCAAATTTAGATCCATCGCCAACAATGTCGCCTTTTGCTATCACTTCACAAAGTCTACTTTCAGATAGCTTGTAGTTGCTCTCTCTTTCTATATATTGCACTTCTCTACAAAAATGTATGACAGTGTTTGTGCATATTTTTAGTTCTTCTTTTTTTGCTTTTGTTTTGTATGTTTTGCCAACTTCAAACTGCATACCTCTACATTTCAAGTCTTTATCAAATGCTTTGTAGCCTATCATTTTCTTTCTCCTTTTACTTAATTATCAATAGCTTTTATATTTCTTTAAATTCTTCATCATTCATTTTCAAATAAGCTCTTATGAGTGTTTTATATCTTCCTAGTTTTACAAGCCGAAAAATAACCTCTTTTTTTAGATTAACTTGCCTATCAAGTGTTTTAGGTATTAGGTGCCATTCTTTCGTTAAGGCAATCTCTTTTAACGTATTGTTCTTTATTTGAATGCTTTTTAGCATTTCTTTTTCAACTTCTTCATTTTTCATAAATGAGAGGTCTGCTTCGATTGCTTCGTTTTCAAGAGTTCTAAAAAGTCTTAGGTTTTTGTTTACCCTGCTACTCACTACATAGCATCCAAACATTTCAAGATATTTCACTTGTAAATTTAAGTTTAAGTGATAACTCAATGGCAAAAACGCCCTTAATTCTTTTTTGTCAAACTCAATAAATTCGATGTATCTTTTGATTTTCTCTTGTCTTGTCATTTTATAGCCTCCACCCATTCGTCAATAGTTTTTATTTCATAACCAAATGCTTTGGCTACTTGCAATTCTAGCTCTACACCTTTTGATTTATATGGTGTTTCAATTATTGCAAGTCCTAAATTTCTGTGTTCGCTTAAAATAATTAGACATTTTCTCATGCACTCTTCCCATGTCTCTAGGTCTTTACAAAACCTCATAGGGTCTAGTATTTCAGAATAGCCTGCTTCTATTAGCTTGCTAAAGGCTGTTTCAAAATCCTTTTTGTAGTTTGGATTTTCAGTTATTGCTCCGCATATATAAAGTCGTTTCATTTGTTTCACTCCTGTAAAATAATACCTAACTCTGCAGCTAATAAATGTGTTGCTTCTATTAGCTTTGCACATTCATCTGTGCTACAATCTCGCTCACGCTGGGGGATTATATGCCCACCGATTACCTTATATGGATATCCCATATTTTCAACAGCAATCATCTTAACTGCGTTTTTTACACTGTCGTAGTCGTTACCTGTTTCATTGCATATTTGGATAATATGCCCGTTCAAATGGTGGTTTTGTGATTTATCCCCCGTTGTTCGTGGGCGTTTGGGTGGCTGTAGTGTAACAAGTACAAAGTCATTATGCTTATCACGACATTTACGGAGTTCTTGCTTTATACGCTCGCTTGCTCCCATATCTGCAGGCGGTTCAAAAGCTATACGCCCTGCAATTGTTGACCTCTTTAATACATATTGCACCATAGCCATTCTCCCGTTAATAAATGTCTAGTTCTTTTTCTTTTGAGGCTTCTTCTAGTTCTTGGCTAAGACGATTTCGTAAATCTTCTTTAATAATGTTGATAAGTTCACTAGCAGTCTTATCTTTTCGCATATCGCTATAAACTTTCATTTCATCTTTTGAAAAAATAGCTTTGCCGTCTTGCCCTTTACTACTCAACAATGAAGCAATTTCTTTTTTTTCTGCTGGTGTAGTGGCTCCACCTTTTGGTTGAAAAGATAATTTTGTTGACTGCTTTATCTCAACAACCTCACCATCAAAAACTTCTTTTATTTTTTTAGCTTCTGGCGGTAGTTGCTCAGAAGAGTCTTTGTATTTTGAGCCATCCCAGAGTCCTGCGTAAATATCAGCTGCAACTCCAAGCATTTTTAATGCTGTGCTAAACGCATCTGTAACAGCCATCTTATAGCCTTCGTCATTGCTTACAGGAGAACCTTTTTCAATGGCTACTAGCTTACTACCACCTATTCCCACTATTTGTTCACTCCACACATCTCCGTCTTTAACAAATACTGCAACTTGTGCAAAAGCTAGCTTTTCTTCTTTTGCTCCTTGCTCTGTCCATAGTTTTTGAATTTCATACTTCCAGCCTATTCCAACAAGTCCAAACTTTTCTGTCATTGCTTTATATCGCCACTGTGGATTTATGTCTGTCTTGCCTTTTAATTTTCCTGCTTGGATTTCACGAAGAGCACTTTTCGGGGGACGTGCTAACGATTCGTATATCTCAATTGAATTTGTCATTTTTCCGCCTCCTGCTGATTTTTATAAAAATTACAAAAATCTTTACATAGGCAATAATCATTACACTTTCTACTAACTGCTGGTCTATGTTCTATATAGTGGTTATCGCCTAAATCTTTTACACATCGCTCAGCGTCTATTTCTGTATCAAAAACTCTAACTGCTGTTTTTCTGCCATTTTTCATAACTGCCCATTTGTCATTATCTGCCCAGCGTTCTTCTGCTGTGCAAGGAAGAATTTCGTCATCAGGTAGCTTTTCAGCTGCCTCGATTTCAACAACTTTAGAATGAATTCGCTTTTCTGCAAGTTCTAAATTTTCAGGTGTTACATCAAACTCGTAAACAAATACGGGAG